TGCTGTAGCCCCTTGGCTTCAGCTTTCTTTTTAAAAGCTTTTATGATATATTCTTCGACCTCTGAACGTGGTGCTGTTTTGCACCATTTTTTCATATTGGTTTTATTGATAAAGTCAGCAGCGAAATACTGATCGTATTTTTTGAACGGAATCAGTTCTCCAGTGAGTTTGTCTTTCCTTTCATAATTCTCTACATAGTAATCCCCAAGGAACTTACCATGTTTCTTTATGTGTGCATGGAGACTTCTTAATGAATCAAAAGACTCGCCACACTCTTTGCAATCATAAGACATCTTGTTGACCAATTCCTAAAACTCTAGCTTTCCACTCTGCCATTCCCTCCAATCTTTCCGCTTCCTTCTTTACTGCCTCTTTTTGCATTTCAGCTATCTTCATCATGGTTTTCCTTTCTTCCTCTTCTTGGAAAAGCTGAACAATAGATAGAAATGAAGCATTTTCTTTCTGCATCTTCTTCATCCTCTCACCGCGATCACCTTGAAGCTTCTTGGTTAGGTTCTCGATGCGAGTTTCGCATTGATGATACTCAGAACTCTTAGCTTTGATAATTTCGGCTAAACGAATAGACATTTCTTGCTGTTCGTCAGCCTCATCGAACATATTGTTCAACTTGTTAAGGTGAGCACTAATAACCTCCAAATTAATTACCTCCTTGCAGACATTTAAATACAAATTAATTTCATCAGCCGTTAAGTCGGGCTTATCCCACGTTAAACGTATAAACTCATGTTCAAACAAGACTCTATCCTCTTCGTTGAGGTAATTATTAATAATTTTAAGAAATCGAGAGTTTGATAGGTTTGTTCCTAATTTTTCGACGCAAACCTGCTTTTGTCTGTTAAGTTTCGGTTCATCTAAACCCAATCCTGTAGCATCATTGATTTTCTTGACGATTCGGGATGGAGACTTAGGTGAAATGTATGAACTTAAAGCCCCGCTGTCCTGCGAAGGCAAAATATCTGGGTTAACAGAACGAATTTCAGCCAGCACCGCTCTTTGCTCCCCGCTAAGAGGCATTACGCGACGAGAGGGAAAAACAATTTTAGCGATCTCCAGTGAAGATAGCCCTTCCTCCGCTTGTTGTAGTATAAATTCGCGTTGCTCGCTTGAAAATTCAATGGCCTCCACTGGCTCTCTAGCCGTAGTGCGATAATCAATGGAGTTTTCTACCAAAAACTTTCTAACAGCCCTTCCCTCTTTTGACCTTCCGTCTAAATTTTCGTTTTCGAAACATTGACGAGTCAAATTTATCAAATCAGGAATCTTTGATGCATTTTCCCGAAGAAATTCTTTCTGTTCTTTACTCAGGTCCATTGCCTATAATATCGTGCTCCTTTAGTATTTCCAAGGCTGTCTCTAGAAACTTTTTCTTTAGGTTCTTGACCTGACGGTAACCCAGTTTTCTTTTTTGAGGGGATATCTTGTATCCCATAAACTTTGCGACATCCTCCTCTGTCTTATCCTCGAAATACAACATCCGATAAGCGACATAATGAGTTTCGCTTAACTTTATTTCCATGTAGATGTCGAGGCGTTTAAGAGATCCGTTAAAATCAAAATCGGTATATTCTCTACCCCTGACTTCTTTTGCAAAATCTTCTGTTGATAAAGGTATCTTTAATTCAAGACCTGTTTTTTTAGATTTTTCCCATTTTGCATACAGGTTGCAACTATCGTCCTGTTTTTTGCTTTTTGTCGCAGTGCAATCGTCTCCCCTTGCAAATTTACAATTAGTGCAAGGTCTCACATAGTTTCCGTAGTGATTCCTGATCAGGTTACGCATCTGATTAGAGATGATACGTCCAATCCAAGGCTCTAGCGGCCTCTCCTGATCCCACATGTGCCATTTCTTGGCTATGTGTAATTTTATAATTTGTTCAACGTCCTGAAAATCAAACCACCTGACCGCCCTTAACCTCCACTTATACTGCTGTTTTTTAATGGCGGCATCTATGATGTCAGAAAAATCCTCGTAAATATACTCACCCTTCTTTTTTCTTTTCATCAATAAATTCATTAATAGAGCGAGTTCTGTTCTCCACAACGGAATCGTCGGGAGAAGATGGCTTTCCAATTAATGAACCTAAGGTTACTGGGGAATGATCTGTATCACACTCAACTTGAAAGTTTGTAATGCGCGGAACTTCTTGGGCATCTGTTTCGTCAGAAGAAACGACTACAGATTGCCTAATAGCAGGTAGGTCTGCCGCCGTGTTTGTGGAAATTGATTCATTCAATTGCTGCCCACACTTAACGCAAAAATTTGGTTTAGCGTGAGCGTATTCAATTTTGTTTCCACAACTGTGACAAAATAGGTGAGCCATCTTATATATTTATATGGTTTTAAATAGTTTTTTCAAAAATAAACAAGGTCTAGTCCTGTATATGGTAAAAAAAGCTGTTCGCCGCTTCTGCGTTGACATTTGCTCTTGTTTTACATATACTATTACACTTTCTTATGAGTTTCTAATTTTGAAATGATAAATTTTAATATTTTACTACGCACGATATCTGAACGGGTAAACTTGAATGAGTGAATTCCGTTCTTTACAGAGTTCTCATCGGAGAATAGATCAAACATTTCTCCAAAACCAGTTTTGCCGTTGATATCGCTCTGCATGAAGTCTCCGCAGATAATCAGCTTACTATCTTCACCTAGTCGAGTTATCAGCGTGGTGAGTTCTTTGAAGGTGAAATTTTGTGCTTCGTCAGCAACAATTAATTTATTATTCCAGTTCGCTCCTCTTAAAAAGTTTATAGGGACAGCGGAGATACGCCCTTTTTGCTTTAAGAAGGCGGTATCGCCCTCGAAAACAATTTCCTCTAATTTGTCATATAGAGGCATTAAAAAGGGATTAAACTTCTCTGCCATATCTCCAGGCAAGCTTCCTAGACCTTTATCTGCACTTTCAGCAATACTCCTTACATATAACAATTCTTTTTCGGTATCTTCTGCCATCAAGCGTAAGCAGCCATAAAGAGACATGTAGGTTTTACTCGATCCCGCTGGACCCGAAACGAAGAATATTTTTACTTCGGGGTCAAGCAGGGTTGACAAGAAGCGCCGTTGGCGCGTAGTGAACTTGAAGTCCCTCTGCTTAAATTTGATGGAGTGATGAAAGTGCGGCTCCAACTGTATATTGGACAATTTTTTAAGTGCCATACTACATAAGTATTTACACTTAAATTACAGAGTTGCCTGTTTTATTGTTGCAGATGTTTGAAGGGTCTCTCCCCCTCTTATGAAAAAGTTTTCTGTATCAACCGTAGATCCTTCCTTAAATGAGATTAAATTTGTTATTGGGGTAGTGATGCCTATCCCTACAGAGTTTATGGCTACATCAAGCGTATCCGTGAGAACATCTCCGCTATAATTAATTAAACTTTCAAGACCAGTAGAGGTGATTACAAGCTCTTCTTCAATTTCATCCAAAAACATAGAAGTAGCCCCAATTGAACCTAGCGTATAAGAGGGAGTCCTAAGATATCGTCGGGTAAATTTTATTTCACTTTGAACGTTATTTAAAACATCAGCCTGATCATTAATTGAACAAGCATAGCCGTATGCCACTCCATCGCCACTCATATCAAGGCTGTAAGGGTTGGTGCCTTTAATTTGAGTTCCTGTTTCGGGGTTTAGGCAAATGAAATTACTTTGAATTGTTACTGGCTCAAAAGGACTTATCTTAACCGATACATCAGTCGCATAACAGTCATTGAAATCAACGTCCCCCAATCTTATTGTGGTTGCCTTTGCTCTATCTACTTCTTGTAAAAATGCAAAACCCGATTCCATTCCCGTATGCACAATCGAATTAATTGATATTTTCGCGTCAAGAGGTCGATTATAACCAAATTGATCTGTTGTCCCTATGTTGGTTCCCAGTTTTCTCTTAGCTTGGGGGCTAGAAGTATAATCTACACTAACATCAATAGCTGGAACAAATTGATTAGAAGTGGTTCCTCCAATATAAACGGGGTAATCGGTGTATGGGCTACTCATTTGTTGGTATTACACTTGTTTCATTGATTGCCTACTACCATAAGCCCAAAATTAGCAGTAGCATATGAAATCCAGATAACACCCCAGCCGAAATCTCTTTTCATGAAATAAGCTGCGCCCACTAGCGCATACATAATACCCGCAACCAAGGGGACAAACTTAGTGATCAAATCGAGATTCATTTTTAATTATAAAGTGGGATGATTTTTTATAAACA